ATTAAAATCATTAAGAAGAGGTATGTCCTTAAAAGAAGAACCATTGTTTGGTATTGAAGGAAATGAAACATCAGATGACTTAATGGATTTCTTTAGTTCAAATCAACAACCACCCGTTCAACCCGTTCAATCTGCTCCTCAACAAGTTGTCGATACGAAAAATATGGACATAGATATAAATAATATGGTAACTAATGCTTTTAACATACAAACAAATCCAGTGACTAGAACTAGTCCTACGGTTCTTGGAAGCGACCCAACAAGCGTAGCAAAGAACATGGATATTGCTAGGAGAACAGCGTGAAACTATCAGACAACTTTTCATTAACAGAATTTACTAAATCACAGACAGCCGAAAGAAAAGGCATAACTAATAAACCTAACGAAATACATGTTATAGCTATGGAATCTTTATGTCATAATGTCCTAGAGAGAGTTAGGTCAGCATTTGCTAAACCAATCAATATTAACTCGGGCTACAGAAGTGTTGCTTTGTGTGAAGCCATTGGATCAAAATCCACCTCACAACATTGCGATGGAGAAGCAGCAGACATAGAAATATATGGCGTAAGTAATTACGACCTAGCAAAATATATAGAAAACAATTTAAACTTTGATCAATTAATACTAGAATGTTGGGACGGTATTGACCCTAACTCTGGATGGGTACATGTTTCTTACGTCAACGATGTTGCTAATAGAAAAGATGTGCTAACATATACAAGATCAAACGGATATACGAAAGGTATTATATAATGGAAGATGGACCTTTTAAGCAGTATTTAGAACAGAGCACCGAAGGTGTTATTAGACAAGAACTAATAACATATAGAATAGAAGATGGTATTTTAAAAAGACAAATAGTCACAAGAGATTTTATTGAATCTGGTGACTACCATGATACTTCATACTCACTACCTTTGGTGACTATGCATTAATGTCCACTTTAATTTGTAACTTACCTTCCGTAGACGTATGGGTTAGACGAGAATATTTAAGGGATCATCAAGATGGACATGGAGAATTCGTAAAAGGTGTCTGGGTTAGTGCTAAATCTATTCCAGGCAGAAGTTTTTATTTTGAAACTTACCTTCCTGATTATGGTGCTTTGTATGACAAGCTACCTATTTCAGCATTCCTATCGAAGCCCGATACCCCGACCACAGATATGGATCTTTACAATCTTCAGTTTTGGAATTGTATGGATTATGGCGTGGTATCTATTTGTAAACAATTTATAGGATCAATGTCCTTTGAGATACTAACAAGGGATCACGGTACAATGACGGGTACATATATTTGTACTCTTGATAATTATCATCAAGATCCAGACGTAATAGATTATTCTACCAGCGAAACACCAGCAGAACATAAATCATTTAATCTTTTAGAATTAAAGAACGGACAGTTCTGTTTGTATCCGAACAATAGAATGAGAGTCTATGATAATTCTTTGACACCTCAAGAGCCATTGCAGCCAGACTTCAAAGTGAGTACAATAGAGTATCAAGTTGAGAATGGTCAAAAATTTAGACTTGGTGATACAGATGAATACTTTTGGAAAACCAAAGATGAATGATAGAGTTTGCTTTAGTCTATATGATAGGCACGATAATAATTAATCAAGATCAAACATTTTCTAATGTTAATGATTGTCTGTATTTTGCCAGACGATTAAACGAACAACCAGAGATTCCATACCCAGATGCCAAGTTCAGAAAGATTACAGCATATTGTAAGCCCGTGCCAAAACGTCTGCAAAATAGAAGATAATATTTGTATTGGGTGTTTTAGAACTTTAGATGAGATATCTGTGTGGTCTAAGCTTTCAGACCATAAACGAGCAGAAATTATGGAATCAGTCAAAAAACGAAGCTCTCAGATGCCTCAGAATCGCTGAAACATAAGGCTCTGGTATGATTGGTACCTAAAATAGTCTTTTCTTTTGTACATTTAAGATAGATACCCTACAATTAATTCATGCTTTTTTGGAACTTATTTCTTTCATTCTAGCCTAGTTTTTTATTTTTAAGAACGAATGTATAAATAAAATGCAGAGTTAAGCATTAACAAACAAAAAAGGAATAGAAATGTTATCGAAGTGGTTTTACAATTTTAAGATAGGAAGAACAGTTTCAGCTTTACATAGTTTAGATGACGCTACATTAAAAGATATAGGTATACATAGATCAAATATTAGATCACATGCATATCAAATTTTTGAAAATGAAAAGCCTATAGATGATCCAATGTCAGAGCTACATGATTTGTATGCAAAGTCTACTTACTAATCAACCTCGCCCCAATTGTCACATAGAGCAGTATCTACTTCAAAAGGTATTTTTAAGTCTGGTACACAAGTTGTCATGATTTCTACAATCTTGTCGGCTTGTGCTTGACTTTCTATATTAAAACACAGTTCATCATGCACAGTTAAAGTTGGACATAATCCTTCTTTATAGCATTCAACCATAGCTCTCTTGGTTTGATCAGCACTTGATCCTTGTATTAATCTATTCAAAGCTTTGTATGTATAGGCTCTTCTAATTCTACCTTTACTTCCATATTCTTTGATAGCTTGTTCCATAGGTAAAGCTCTGTTAAATCCGAAGGACACAGGCTCATACATATCAAACCTACACTTACGACCCAACCAAGTTCTAATAACTCCATGATCTTTTGCACGGGTCATAGCTTTTTCAGATAAAGATTTTAAAAAAGGAACTTTTTCATTATACGTTTGTAAAAGTTTCTCTGCTTCTTCTATTTCTATATCCATAACATTAGCAAGTTTACCTTTACCCATTCCATACATAATACCAAGGTTAACTGTCTTGGCTTGTTTTCTAGGAATGTTTGCCATATCTGCAACCATTTGATGAAAGTCGGCATTGCCTTCATGATACATTTTTACTACGTCATCTATTTGTGGGTGTCGATCTACACCTGTCAAGGTGGCACAGTAATGAACTAACCATCTTGGTTCTTGTGATGCATAATCAAAGGAACCCCATTTGTGGCCCTCCTCCGGGATAAACAAACCACGAATTAATTTTTTGATCTCAGGATCTCGTGCAGGAATCTGTTGCAAATTGGGGTTACTTGAGCTAAAACGACCAGTAACAGTTCCACCACCATCAGATCTTAGGGAGTGAAAATCACAATGTATTCTACCATTATGAGAGTGTTCAAGAATAGTATCAACAAATGTCGTGTTAGCTTTGTTTATTTCTCTAATTTTTATAATCTTTTGAGCAATAGGGTGCGTTTGATTAGAAAGAAATTGTTTTGTAAACATGGGAGCATCGGATTTTTCTGTGCGAGAATAAGGAAGACCCACAGCGTCAAAGACCTTTGCTACAGATGTGGCGACCCACGGTTCAACAACCACCCCGGTTTCCTTGACTATTTCATCTATAAGTGATTTTTCTATTTTAGTTAAATCTTTTTTAGTTTGATGTGCTTTTTCTACATCTACCCGAACACCTTTTGTTTTCATCTCAAACAATACGGGAAGTAAATCTGTCTCTAATTCAAAAATACTTGAGCATTCTTCTTGTGTTATTTTCTTCCTAAGATTATCCCAAAGTTTTAGAGTAATCGCTGCATCTTGTTCAGCATACTTACCTACATATCTAGGTGGTAGTTGCCACATACCAGACTTAGGATCTACACCAAACTCTTCCGCTGCAGACTTTAGTAGCTTTTCATCTTTAAACTCTCCCAAGTAATCACGAGCAAGTGAGTTAAGGTTATACCATTTTCTATTTTCATCTAATAATGGTGCTGCAATCATTGTATCTATGATCTTACCTTTAACTTCTACTCCCTCGGCTCGAAGCCAACCTAGATCATACAAAGCATTGTGAAATACTTTAGTTATAGTTTCGTCTGCACAAAGTTTTGTTAACCATTTATAAACTATATTCTTTGACATATTTCCAGATTTGTGTGCAATAGGAAAATACCAGGAACTATCTCCTGCTGCGACTGCAACTCCAATTACATAGCCATCTTTTCTTGTCCAACCAGGTCCAAGAGTTAAAAGGTTTGAGTCTTTTGTTTCTAAGTCAATAGCAACTGTTTCATATTGAGATAAATCTGGAAGGGTTTGAGGAGGTGTCCAATCAGAATCTATATTACCCCAAGACACATCTTTTATATCTTGATCTAAAAAATGATATTGTTCATGATTTGTCATTTATAATTTCTCCACCTAAAGCTGCATACCCGATAACATCTGTCCAAGAATCGTCTTTGTTAATATCTTCGGCAAGACGAGCTACCTTGACTCCTATCATACAAGCCACAACTTCCTCTGGAGTGATTGCACCATTTAATTTTTTATCTAAC